GAATAATCATGGCAATTACTTATCGTATTTACAAAGGTAGTGAAAAAGTAGTTGAAGGAGCAAGTCCATTAACTATTACAGGGCTTGATGCAGGAGCAAAAGTAGCAGCAGGAACGTATCATATTGTACGTGTGCAAGATGAAAAAGAATCTGAAAAAGTAGCTATTCCTGCTTTTACTGTACAATCATGACATTCTTATTATGAATATGATAGATAGAGTGGAAGTGGGGTGATTAAAATGAGCAGATTTTTTGAAAAGTTTCGAATCTATAAAAAAGCGGGAAGAGTTTTGGTAAGCGAAGGAAACTCACCACTACGAATTTCTAAAATATTATCAAATACGTCGATAGCAACTGGCGAGTACATTTTAGTTGGTGTTTATACTATAAACGGTAAAGAAAAAGAAACAGCAGAAATAGAGATTCCATCATTTAAAACAGGCCTGATTACTCCAGATGTTTACTC